TTGAGTTTACCGATATAACCTACAACTAAGGGACTGAGTCTTGGATTACAAAGTTCTGATCCTTCTTGTCTACATCTCTTTTCGGAATAGCCAGCAAGCTTTGCCGCCTCTCCTTGTGTAACCGGTCCATCAGGGCCACCGAATACTAAAAACTCAGCGAATCGTTGTTGCATTTCTGTTAATCTTTTAGGAACTCCCATGTTGACAATTTAAGGTAACTATCCTATATTGTCAATATGAAAGATGATCGAGGAGAATTAGATTTGACAAAACAAATAGAAAACTTGACAAGTGAATTAAAAAGCGTAAAGGAAATTGAAGAGTCTCATCGTAAGTTAAACGGTAAACTTCAACAAGATTTAGCTGAATGTAAAAGAGATAATGTTATTCTTTCAGATGATAATGCCACGCTTCTTAATCGTCTTCGAGATGCTGGTTTGTAATGTTTGTAAAACATCTGCAAGAGTTTCTGTCAAAGTTCACAGAGGCAAACAAAGCTGGTACCATAAACGGTAATGCAGTTTCGAATGCTAAAATTTATATTGAAAAGAACGGACGACTTCATGAGATTAAAAGAATTGAAGTGCAAGACCAAGGTATAATTGGTCAGCCATCAATTCGGGTAGTTATTAAAACACAGGAGAAACAGGAAATTATTCTGCCGCCAAGTCTTATGAAAGAGTTCTAAATGCATGTACCAGTCACCCTGAAAAACCTATGGGTCCAGAGGCAAAATTATATCAAAAAATTAAAAGAAACTCCGATGGAATTTCATGGATTCGGATTGAAAACCTTAGCTTACTCGGCACTCCTGATCTATTGGGCTATAATACTTCTGGGCACTTTTTTACTGTAGAACTCAAAGTCACGAAGGGGAACAAGGTCAAGTTTTCACCACACCAAATTGCGTTTCACGTGGCACATCCACACAACACATTTATCATGGTCCAGGCCCTTGGTCCTAGGACCTCGAAACATGTTCACATGTTCCATGGTTCACGAATCATGGAGCTTGCTGCTTGCGGCTTGAAGCTTGACGCTTGTAGCTTGGGGCTTGAGGCTTGTATTAAATATTTGAAGAACCTGAACTAGGTTCTGGTTTAGCTTGTGGCTTGGAGCTTGACGCTTGGAGCTTGCTGCTTGAAGCTTGTTGCTTGAGGCCCGGACCAGGCGAACGCTGGGCTAACTCCGTCGAGTTGCTACACGAGCTAATTGCCTGATCCAGATTATTACGTAGCTTTCGTAATTCTTTATAATATTTTGGGTGTCTAAACATTTTAATGAATACCATATGCTATATTTTTTATTTCAGAATTCCAGCAATTTCTGCAGTCTCTGCATTCATTGTCTTGCTTAGGAGCTGGGCACGTCGCGCCGCTCTTCACCACTGTTGAATAGTTATCGAAGCTGCCGGCTGGGGCTTGGTCTACCATGGGCATGGAGAACCTGATCACCAGGTTGCTGGGCTTGTCTTGTAAATGCTTCTGGATCCATGCTTCACGCGTCGGGAGCCAGTGACGCTTGCTGGGTGTTAACCTGCAGACTTCGTAAATTTTGTTTAAGTGCTCCAGGTCTTGTACATCTCCTGAGTCGTGCCATCTAAACACATCGGGCTTCTTGCTGTTGATTAAGTGAGTCATGGCCTGAACCCATTGCGGGTCCTTGATGGCTGCCAGCCTCCGGTACTGTGCATCCTGAACTACTTTGAACACGTAACAGCCCTTAAGAGCATAACAGTCATAGCAGGTGCTGCCTTTAACTTGTCTGAGCTTGGACCCAGTTTTACATTCTTTGGCCGGCAGGCCTATTGACCAGCCAGGCATCTTTGACGGCTTGCTCAGGCTGCCGCCTATTATTTTAAATGCTTCTTCTGTTTTCATAATCTTTCTCCTTTAATTTATAGGATACAATAACATTGTACCGCTGTCTTGTCAAGCTTGCGGCTTGACGCTTACAGCTTGAGGCTTGGTGCTTGTAGCTTGGTCCCTGGGCCTCGAGCCAGCGCCAGTGCTGTACTAATATTTTAATACTAGGAAGGCCGGGTTGTCTACTCATTTTTTATTCTCCTTTATTATCCTATTACTATCACACGCTCCAGCTGCTGTCAAGCTTGAAGCTTGAGGCTTAATTCTTTCTTCTTTAGAATGATTTTTAGAATCATTCTAAACTGACCAGTGAGCAGAGGTAATTCCACTGCGGGCTCTTCCATTACATTGGTCACTGATCCCAGATCCATGGCTCCGCAGTCATGACATAAAGTACAGCAACACCATGGATCAGGGATCAGTTGTTGTCCTGTGTAGGCGAGAATTTCAGTTTGCAACCTTACTTTCCCATCACCGCCCGGTGATCGCGACCTAAACTATAGCGGTTAAAATCCCGCAGTGATCAACATCTGATCCCAGATCCATTGCAAAGCCGTTCTCGTATCTACCTTACTAGGCTACAATTACAATGGATCAGGGATCAGTTCTAGCTGTTCACTGCACAAAGACGGCATATTGCGGTGTGATGTACAGCACAACCAGAAGTTGTCCCAACTCTTCCCACTCTAACTCTATAGATTAAAGCAGTAATAGTTAATCAAATATAATGCTTGACTATCCTATTGTCAAGTGATATTTAAACTTTATGCAAAATAAAAATACAGAAAGGAAAACAATGAGTAAAATACGAATGAATACTGAATTTAGAAATAAGATTTTAAATCGGTATGTTGATAATGCTGAAACAGAAAACACGCAAGAACGAGAGGCATTTAATCAAGCAAGGGAAAAAGTGGATTTAATATATCCACAAGCTTTTGAACTTGCTAAACTTGTAGTTGGTAGAGCATATCCAGAAGAAGATGTTGACACTTGCAAAAGTTTAAAACAAAAGTATGGACAACCTTTAGATGTTGTAGCAAAAGATAAATGCTTTTATTTCTCTTATGCTAAAGATAAACTAGAAGAAGATGATGATGAAAATGACAGAAATGTATCTGAACATTTTGATTTTGGTTTATTTGGTAGTTGTGGCAATAGTGAATATAGTGATGAAACAGGAAAACAATTTGCTTATGCTTATAAGAGAGAAGAACTAAAAGCAAAAGAGTGTAATCCAGATATCTTGGCTCAACAAAATGGCAAAGATGATAACCCACATAAAACTAAACACATTGAGGCAAACGACAAGGCACTAGGATATAGTCATTATTCTAGTTATAATTCTGACAATGATAATTCAGTTGGAATGACAAGAGAGTTTGATAGTCAATTTTATTTAGATATTATTGGAACATCACATTGTCGTTCAAGGACTATTGCTTGTAGTAGAGAGGAATTTTTAATCTTTAAAATGTTAAAACAAGCAAAAGCAAATGTAATTACTTGCCACCAAAAATGGATAGATAGCATTGAAAAACAAAAACAAGCTATGAAAACAGGATTGAAAGCTTACAGATATTTAAGCGAGGGTGTTGAGTTGATGAAAGAACTTGGCATTGAAATTGATGAGGCAGAACTTGTTAGATGTAATTCAACAGGACTTACAATCTATAATCCTGTGAACTTGGCTAGTATGATTAAAGGTATGAAAAATACTACCATGACAAGAGAGCAGAAAATAGCGATTAGAAAGCAATACGAAAGTGAGGGAAAAATAAATTAATTTAAGCTATTGACAAGGTTATCCTACTTATGATAGGATAACCTTAATTAACAGAAAGATATAAAATGGAAAACAACACACAATTTAGAATAACTTATTATTCTAACAAAGATAAAAAGCACATAACTAGAAATGCTAAATGGGACGAGAAATGTAAATTTTGGACATCTAAACTTGGTGCAAAGTTAATGACATATTTTGACATGGACGCACAAGGATATAGAACTGCCAAAGGTAGTTGGAAAGTGAGGTACTAATGCCCAATAAACATTTTTGCCAAGGAACACATTGCCATACAAACCCAACATCAGATAGATTTTTAAAATCTAAAGGAATAATTCGTGGGCGCTATGCATATGCACCAATAGACAGTCAATCTGGTTATAGATATTCAAAATCAGATAAATATTTTTGTAGTCAATCTTGCAAGTTAGAGTGGTTACATGAGAACATGGAAAATATTGAGCGAGGTATTCCCATTCTATTTATTCGTGAGAGAAGAATAAGTGAGGGATATGAGAAAGCAACAGAAAAACATAGGTGGGGAAATTATTCAACAATACGAAAAATACCTGTTGACAATGACAATGATAATGATAGGATTATCCCATAACAGAAAGGTATAAATGACAGAAACATTAAAAAAAGAATATCAACCAGGCGGTTCTAAAAGACAATACATTTTAGATAAAGCTGTTGAGTATTTAAAAGCGCCAGGGCTTCAAGGTGCTAAACATCATTTTTGTTTAGAAGAATTAATGATGACAGAAACAGAATATCTGGAAGCATTAAACAAAGCAACTAACGGAGGATTAGA